TCCTAAGTATAAACCACCAAAGTAGCTTGAATTAGATGGTTTAATATCATCAGAATCGTTATTAGCTGTATACTCTGGATAATCTGTTGAGTTAGCACATAAGTAATCGTGTATACGTTGTGCAAGATACTCACAAATATCTCTTACTTTGCCCTGAAGGTATCTGATTTCTTCAATTCCTGCAGCTGTTGAATTATCACTATCTTTAGTTAAAACTGATTTGTTTGTCATTTTATAATTTAGAAATGGTAATGATTCATAAAAAGAATATTGTGCTAAAACATTTTGTACATATTCATCAAGTAAAACCTTATAGACTCCTGTAACACTACCAGCAACTATGTCTGCTTGTAATTTCTGATATAAATCAGTACCCAATATACGTTCAATATGAACTTTTTGAGCGATTACGATATATGGCTCTAAAATATCAGAGTCCACATTATCATTTATTGCAGTATTATCTTTAACGTACTGACTCGTTACAAATAGTATATGTTGTGCCATTTTTATTTATCTTTATTTTCTTCAGTTTCAACTACTTCAGCTTCTTCTTCTTCAGTTTCAACAGATGAATTGACGAATAATTTTAATTCACCTGTATTACTTACGTTGAATAACTTATTAAATCCTCTCTCGATAAGAGATTGTTTACCATTTATAACTTGAACTTGAAATAATGCTTCAGCTTCAGCAACTTCATCGCTTCCACCAAGCTTACCTTCAATCATTATACCAGCAACAACAGGAGGTATTCTGTGAGCTATAACAATATTTTGTATAATGTGATCCTCTAACATTAGGAATCTATCATCACTATCATTCAAACTTATTGGTGTGAATGTTGGTGCATTATCAGCTCCATCACTATATGTAATAAATACTTTAGATCCATTATCACTTCCACCATATTTCTTCTGAACCTGTTTGTATATTTTTTGTTGTTCTTCTTCAGTTGGAATACCTGAATTAAAAGATATAATCATAGAAGGAGTAAATCCTTGTTGTATAGAAGACAAATGAAAATTAGCAATTTCCTTATCTAAAGCAATCCAATCAATACTTGATATATAATCGGGAAGTGTATAGAAGACCGTACCTGGTCTATATTCCTTTACGTATAGTATCTGTGTAGTTTCCTTATTAAACTTCTCTGAGAATCCCTGATACATTACAGGCTTGTATTTTTCCTTTCTAGTTTGAGACCAATCTTCAGAATAGTAGTAATAATCAACACCTGCTTCTTGAACTGTAGCAAATGGCTCTTCCTCAATCTCTTTAGCAACTCTTACATTAGCAGTATTGATGTATTTAATACGTGCAATAGACTTCTTATCTTTAGACCATGTAACAAGTAAAGCATATGATCCATATAAGTTAAGGTCATACGCAGATTTGTAAGCAATATCATTTAAATCTTCATTAGTATTCTCATTTTTTAAGAATGCTTCATTGTTTGGTGTAGGTATCCATCCTTTAGCAGCTGTTAAATCAGTCTTACGTTTTAATATCGCACCATGTTTTGAACTTTTATCCATTAATTGAACAAGATAGTCAGGATAAGCATTATCATCTCCGTAAAGAATCCATGCTTTTTTACCACCTTCTGAGAATTTAGGTAATTGTTCTTGGTCTTTTGAGAATCCAAAGAAATTCATTTTATTTTCTTCCATCATTTATTGGTTTAATTATTATAGTAGACCGTATTAGTCTTATTTTCTTCACTTGTATAAGTTACTTTCTCAGGTACTACATCTCCTATCACTGATACTCTACCAGTTTCTACAAGATCACCAGTTAATAAGGGGTCTATATTCGTTTCAGATGCTTGTTGATATACATTATACTTCCAAGACCCTGAAGGTTTTAAAGTAATTATACCTAAAGTGGGCTCTGGAGCTGGAGAAGAATTTGCATCAACTAAAGTAATATCAAAATTGTTATATCTCACAGTATTTGGAGATATATCTGTAGCAGTACAATATACACTTTCATTAGTATCATCATTAATGAACTGGAAAAGATAATATACTGGACTAACTATTGTTGTGTTCTCGTAAAGAGTAACAGTTATATTATTAGTTTGATTCTGTAACAGTTTTATCATCAGACTTCTTTACTTTCTTTTTAGTATTTGATTCAAATATATGACCGAACCCTAGTTTCTTAATATATTTAAAGTCTTTCTTATCTATATCAGATACTTTAGTTTTATTCAAACCATTTCCTGATATGTATTTGTCTTTATATTCTTCTTTAATCTTCATAATAATATATATAAGTTTAAAATATTGTTAATAAAAAAAGGTCATACATTGACTGTATGACCTTTTAAATAAAGAATATTGTAAGCTATTAAACAATAGTAAACGTAGCGAATGCTGCCGCTGAAACAACGTCTGCTGGCTCAGGTTCTCTACCTTCAATACCAACTGTTGATCCGTTCATATCACCATAAGCTTTACCCATGTTAGATGTACTTGAAACAAGCTCTGCACCGTTTTGTTTCCCTATTTGCCAATAAGTTCCATTTTGATCAAGAACAACTATATCTAAACTAGACTTAGCTAATACCAATAATGTGTTTCTTAAATCTGCTTCATTCTTGTGAAAAATAAGATTGATTGTTTGAATCCAGAAGTTTGTTCCGTTTTCTACAGAATGTTGTCCTTCTTGTGTGAATTCAGCATTCTCATTTCTTTGCTCAAATGTGTAATAAGTAGGAGCTACTAATCCAGTAGCTGCATCTAATACAGTAAGTATAGAACCATCAGTATCATAAGTATAAACCTCATCACTGAAATTTCTTATATATACTTTCTGTATACCTCCTGTATTGTCTTTACATCCCAGGTCATAACCACCTGTTAGTAAACAATTTGTAAAATCTGCCATAATTTATAAGTTTTATTTTTAAAAAGGGGATTCACTCCTAAGAATGAAGCCCCTTTATTTTGTTTTGTTATTATGCTACAGCAGTTGTTCCTCTTACAACGAATTCAGAGAACGCATAGTTAAATCCAATTTTGAATTTAATTCTAGTTCTTACTTCATCATTATCTTCAGAATAAAAGATCTTGAAATCTTCAGCATCAGATACTAAATCAGTACCCATGTAAAGGTTAGACGCTGGTGTTAAAATAGCTTCAGTAGAAGTAATACCTTTTACAGCAACCATTTTTACGTTAGTACCAGGTACGAACATTGAGAAGTCATCTCCTTCAGCACCTTCGTAATGGAAAAGATTAGCATCTCTTAATGCCTTAGCATAAGTTCTGTAGTTTGCATATGAAATAAACAATGTTAAATCAGTAGCATCTATTACGTCAGCATTAACTGCTGCAACTAATGAATCTATTTCAGCAACGATTGTTCCAGCTGCGAATGTTAAATTAACAACATCAACTACTGCTGCATCTGCTAACATAGTTTTTAAGTAACCATCAGCTAATACGTAAGAACCACCACCACCGATGTCTCCTTGCCATGCAGTGAAATCGATATAAGAACTAACTTGACCAGCTTTGTCTTCAGCGTATATAGATTCGAAAGGAATCTCTTCGTTGTAAGAACCAGCTTTCATCATAGTAGATGTGTAGTAAGCCTCAAGATCGTTAAGACATGTAGCCTCGTTTAACTTAATATCAGAAACTGTAATAGTTCTTTGAGTAAGTTCTGTAGTACCTGCTTCATTCCATCCACAAGATCCTGCTGCGAAAGTAGGAGTAGAGCTTAATAAGTTAATAGTAGCTGCATTCTTAATTCCAGTCTGTAAATTTACTAGGTCCATTGTTCTACCCTTTAAGATAGACTTACCGATAAGATCAATTTTGTTCTCGTCAGTATAAGCTGTTAAGCCAGTTAAATCTAATGCCATAATATTATGTGTTTTTTTTTATTTATTATTTACCTGATCTGATATTGGCATATCTCTCAAGATTGTTTTTACTCGTTTTTACTTCCTCAGTCTTCTTTGAAAACTTAACTTCCTCATCTGCAGGTTTAGCTTGTAATGCAACTATAATAGCTGACATCTCAGTTTTCTCAGATTTAAGAGTCTCTAATTCGGATTTAAGTAATTCTAATTCAGCTTCTGCTTTAAGTAATTCTTCAGATTTAAGCTCTTCTTCGGGTTTAACTTCATCTTCAACTACTATTTTACCATCAGTTATAACGATAACGCTTTCATCTTCAAGAACATATTCACCATCAGGTGCAACTTCTTCACCAATCATTACGATTTCATCGTCACCAACTGTTAGAACTACACCATCTTTAGTTATCATATCCTTAGCTAATTCAGCTTCTTCAGGAACTTCTTTAGATTCTTCTTCAGCAACTTCTTCTTCAGCTACTTCAGTAATAACACCTTCAACAACAACTAGTTTAGTACCATCCTCTAATTCATAAGAACCATCAGGTGCAACCTCTCCAGCAATAGTAACTGTGATATTATCTTCAGCTATTTCAAGTACTATACCATCAACGGTTTTTACCTCTGATAGTTTAACTTCTTCAACAACCTTGAAGAATTCTTTGATTTTTGTAATCACTTCTTTCTTTTCCATAATCATATATATATTTATTTTTTATTGTTCACCCAACATATCGTCCAAAAGGTCATATGCCTCTTCTTCGGTTAGATCTGAGTTTCTTATTATATTTTCTATTTTATCATATTCAGCTTGTAATATCTCATCTTCACTTTGTTCAGACATCTTAATAAGATCTTTTATAAAATTACCTTCAATAGAAAAACCTTTTGGTCCGTTTTCATCTTTGATCTTATTCCATAATTCGATATTATCAACCTTCCAGCTTGTCATCCAAGTACCTTTTGGTAAATCAGTGAATCCAAGTGAATTACTTTTATCATTTTTTGGATCTTCAATAATCCAACTTTCAATAACCGTTACACCATCCATTGTCAATTCATTATGATCTATATTAGTATTCTGATGCTGATTACGTTTAAAAAACAGTTCATTACATTTAATAATAGTTTCTTCTGAAAAGAATACATTAAATTCTTCACCAGAATCAGAGCGTCTATATATCTGTCTATTTGGAATCATGGTTGGTCCAGTTACAATATGTTTATCTGTATCTGAGAATCTATATTTTTCTTCTATTTTAGAGAAATAAAAGAAATCTTCTTCTATTGCAGGTGATTCAACAAACGAAATTAAATGAACACCATCTAATTCGTTTTCTCCATCTATCTTTAATTCATATACTTTATCCATTACTTTTGTGTTTTATTTTCTACTTTTCTCTACTTGACGTAGATATTTATCCTTATCATTCCAATATCCTAATAAATTCAAACATGAAATATAGTTTTGATTTGATACTTCATCAAATTTAGTTATATCTCCTTGTGCTAATTTCTCCATTAAACTAAACCATCTCCAATTAGGTGAAAATCTAGGTCCCATTGAAGGACCTTCAGATTCTTCAGATTCTCCTGAAGAGAAAAGTCCACTATATGTTGTATTATACAAATGACTTCTCCATTGAAAGAACCCACTTACCAAGCCTAATGCTTCAATAATCGATACTTCATCCTTAATCACTTCTATAAAAGACATTACTATACTAGCATTAAAGTCTTCTAAACCATCCTTTACCTTTTTTCTTAATAATACAGAACAAACTTTAGCGTAGGAATCTGCTGGATTCATCAATAATTGTTCAATTGATATAACTTCTCCAAAACTCAAGTTACTAAATTCCTTATTTATACCATATTTAATACCTTTAATATTTATAGTATCTAATACTTTACTTTTTGGCTCTTCAGATAACCAAGACATACTATCATATATTTGATCATAGTAGTCTGATGGTATTTCATTCAATTCCTTTACAGAGAGTCCAGTAAATATTGATAATATTGATATAATTTTATCATCATCTTCTGGTAATAAGCAAATCTTTTCATATTCTACTAAGGATACTTCATCCCAAGATTCATATATAAGTAATTCCATATTAATATATATAATATACTAGTATCGTTAATAAATTAACCGATACTAGCAGTACTTTCTATAGTAGATACTCTACTCTGTGTGTCTGTAATATCACTTTCTACTACAAATACTCTTTGATTTGAACCAGGACCTCCTGAACCAACCTCTTCTGCAGCTACAGCAAACAATTCTCGTGGCTTAAAACTAGCAGAATCATTAGGTGAAGTACTTCCACCAGGTGAAGCAGAAGAAGTACTTGGTAATGTAGGTGTAGGTATACTAGGACTAGATCCGCCACCTGCAGAAGGACTAAACTTAGTTGCTAAAGCAGCTGCTAAACTAGCCGCTCCAGTTGCTGCTGCTGCCACCGCTAAGAAAGGTCCACCTACTGGTGTTGCTAATGCGGAAACAATTGCTGCCGCTGTACTTAAACCAATTTGTGCTACCTGAAATGCTTTATCTATTTGAAATTGTTTCTTAGCAATTTTATTCTTTTCCTTAAGTAGAGCATCTTGTTGCTTTAAAGTAGCATCAGATACTTGACCATTCTTATTTATCTCATCTTGTGCTTGTTTATCTAGTTTAGCTTGTTTATCATCTAATCTTCTATTAGTAATTGTAGATAATACACTAGAAAGGTCCTGTGCTATACCAACAGCTGTAGCAGCAGAATCTAATTGATTTTGTGTATTTCTTTGTCTCTCTATATCTTCAACTTCTTTAATCTTAGCATCTCTTTCAAGTCTAATTGCTTCTCTAGCTTTATCTTCTATAGCTGAGTTACCGATCAACAATTCTAATTTAGCTGCTGCATCATCCTTAATAGCTTGAATTTCTCTTTCACTTTGAGTTCTAAGAGTATCTTCAGCAATCTTAATAGATTCTTTACTTGCTAATCTTTGTTTCTCTGTTTTTTTATCTATTAATCTTATAGATTTTTGCTCAGCTTCATTTTTTTCTTTCTGTAAAGCTATTTGATTTATCATTTGCTCAGATCTAAAGCCCTCAACAGTTGCCAAAATAGCAAGTTTCTCATTTTGTGCTTCTATTAATTTAACTTTATTCTCAGTTGTTTGATTAGCATTGAATTCTGCTTGAGCAGCTGCCTCTACAGCATCAGCATTTGCTAACATAAGGACTTGTTGTTCCTCTAAAATAGCACCTAATTTATCATTAGCTGCAATTCTCTCATCAAAAGTCTTAGTTTCATCATCTCTAATTTGTCTTTGTTGCTCAGCTCCTCTATCAAATTGTTCTAGAAGTCCCTTATTTATAGCTTCTCTTATTAATGCATTATTCTTTAAAGCAGTAGTTCTTTTAGCTTCTGATAAGATTGCTGCTGAATCTACCTTTTCTAACTCACTAACCACTGATGTTGCTAAACTACCTACTTCAGATATAGCTTCTCCAATATTATCTTTAATTAATACAGCATTATCTATGACAGATTTACCTAATTCAGCTAAATCTGTCTGAACTGTATCTAATCCATCTTGTAATGACTTAATTGTCTTAGGATCACCATCACCTAAGAATGATTTTTCCCATGCTAATTGAGCGCCAAGTACTGCAGCCTTAATACCGTAGAATGAAGCTTGTAAAGGTGCAATAGCAATCTTCAATAAACTCATTATTACAGTCTTCATAGCATCAAATCCACCAGTTGCTTCACTTGCAGTTTTAAATGCTTCTGAAAGTGCTGATCCAACTGCTTTAATAGCAAGACCAATAGCAGTCATTGTAGTATCTACTAAATCTAATACTGGTTGTTGTTTCTCTAAGACCTCTTTAAGCAATACAAAGAGTCCTATAACTATACCAATACCTGCTGCTTTAATAGCACCACCTATTCCCTTAAATCCTTTTGATATACCTGCAAGACCTTTCTGACCATCTGTACCTGCTTTAGTTAAAGCAGCACCTGTTGCATTAGCATTATCCTTTAATTCTTCTGTAGATTGATTAAGATCATCTACTTGATTAGTAGTTTCTTTTAATCCTTTAGTTTCTACATCTATTATTATTTTCTTAGCCATTTTCTGTCTTGTTTTTTATAAATTCTCTACTTCTACACCACTAAATCTAATACCAACAGTTGTGTTATTAGTATCAGTATCTACTGTGAAGTATAATATTGATTTCTCACCTATTACGAATGGTTGTTGTGGATTTAAAACTAGGTGATTTTCAACACCTGTGTCCATAACATCTCTGAATACTTCATATTTTGCACCACTTACCAATGATTGTACCCATCCTCTAATAGTAATTGTAGGTTGTGCACCACCACCACTTATCCTAGTTACGTTGATAAATAAGAAATCTAATAACATTGTGTGGTTTTCTTGTACAAAGAAGATGGCTTGTTGTGTTGAACCCTCACCAAGTGGCATTTGAGCTTGTAATGTACCACCACCCCCTGAAACATACGCAGATATAGTACCAACATTCTCTTCTGATGTACCTACTAAATAAACAGCCATTCTATTTACTCCACAATATAAGTTTGTAGTAGTAACATTCGTTAATCCATTCATCTGTATTACCTCTGTGATTGCTTCAAAATTCTCATTAACACCATAAATGATTATACTTTGTGCACCAGTTCCTGTAGATGTTAAATCATTAGCACTTGTTGACGATATATCTAATGTGGTAGGTGTAGTAATTCTCTGAAATATTCCACCTGGTGACCATACTGTTTCTATTGTTCCAGAATCAGCATCAGGATTATAACCATATTTATTCCAAGTTGTTGAACCTTGTCTTTTCCCTAATGCTACTTCATAGTGATAATCACTTGGTCTTACAGGTAAAGAATCAAAATCCTCAGATAATCTACCATTACCACTTGCTGTTAATTTACTATATTGACCGAAGTATACATTTAATCTGAAATATGTTTGTGCTATTCCAGATGTATTTACAAATCTAATTCTAAAATATCTTGGTCCTTTTACTAAAACATGTGGTACCGGTATTTTACCGACCTCAAACTTATAAGGAATTGATGAATCCCAATTAACATTATCAGTAGAAAACTCAGCAAAAAAGTCACCACCTTGATCTGTGTAAACTGAAAACAATACATCAGGTGCATTGTTTAATTCTCCAACTCCTGTAAATGATCCACCAATACCTAATATTACATCACTTGAATTACCAGGTGATGTAATAGTTTCATCGTTAAACGTTAATAATCTACCTTCAGAGTCTACTTTAGCTCTTCGTATTGGACCATTAGGGTTGTTTTCATTAAAAGTGATTTCAGACATAATTTATTATTTAGATTTTAAAAAGTATATTTTTATAAAGAGCCATCTGAATAAATAACCTCTTTTATTTACCTTTGTATATTCAGGGATCAATTCCCATTCAGTAAGTGTTAATGTTATCTTTAGTTCTTTCATAATTATTTCTTTTTATATGATTCTATAATTAAATATATAATAGCTAAGTCTGTACTAACAACAAGAGACCCTACTAAAACCTTATCAAACATAGTGATAAAATCTTCTAAACTAATGATGTACATATAAGTACATACAGCTGCTATTGCTATTGCTATTGAGTAACTTTTTAAAACTTTAAACATAATTCTTAATTTTTTATTTTTAATCCGGTGTATACTCTAATGTAACCCAACCTCTGTTGTATCCAGTTGAATCGTATCCAGTTTGGTCAAAAAAGCCACCAGTTAATCTTTCTAATAATATATTGGTAGAACCCATTGATCCAATACCACCTGCTGGTGTACTAGTACCAGTACCAAATACACCATCTATAAAATACATTTGTGTATCTACATCATTACGAATAATAACAGTAACATTCCTAATTGTTTTCCATTCAGTAGCAGATAAACCATGTGCTATATTTAAAGATCCTGTGAGGTTCATGTCCCAATCACCAATATCAATAATCTTCTTTCTAAGAACAATACCAGAATCTTCATTCATAATACCATTCTTAGCATTTAAAGTCTCTACAAACGTAGTATCTGCGGCATCTGCAGTAATATTAGACCCTAAGATATGTACATTATCAAATCCAGCTGTATCATTAAGTGTTCCAGCTAATATTGAAGACTTATCTGAATCAATGATGTTTAGTGTTCCACCTAAAATAGAACTATCTAATCCTGTATTTATGTTAGCGCCACTAACTGGTACAATAGAAGTGTCATATTCAATTTCAGGACTTGGATTAACATAAAATTGAAAGGGTATTCCTGTAAGACTTGTTGGTACTAAAGCAACACCTAAATCAGATCCTATCCATATCTTACCATCAGGTAAATTAACAAATAATTCACCTGGATATATATCAAATTCATCCCATGTACCATCCCTGTGGTTGTTTGAAGGACCTATTGAAGGTACTGCTGTTGTAACACTTGATCTTTTTAACTTTATTCTGCTATCTATAACACTCATTGAATATATTTTTAATTCTACTTGTTTCTAATATTATATATATTATAAGACGTGATGTTATTATAGTAGTGGACCTCCTTTTTATGAACTTCATATTTCTTTTTAAAATACTTAAAAATAAAGTGTTCTGATTGATCCTAAACAAGCTTTATTTACATATATTTTAAGTTGAATTTAAAAACAAAAAATATTTTTCGTTCTGAGTAAAATTTATTTTTCTAAATTTCTTAAAAAATAAAGTGCTCTGATTGATCCTAAACGTACATTATGGAGGTCTTTTTTAAATTAAAATACGAAGTCCATATAAAAGTGATCTCTCTCTGATTTAGAAAGTTATGTTAGATCCACCATCAACAACTGTATATACTTCTTCTGGAAAGGCTTCAAATACCTCATCAAGGTTACCATCAATTTCAGTAAATGTTAATTCTCTATTTGGGTTTTCCACTACATCAAATGATCCATCTATTATATCAAATCCAGTTGATGTATTTACCCCACCATCACTTATAATTGTAGTATTTGATGACGATACTGTAACATTTGAAACACCTACTAATGTAACATTTGAAACACCACCTAAAATAATATTTTGATTACCATTTAATATGCTTATGTTAGATGATCCACTTTCTACTATATTTTGATTACCATTAATCATTATACCAGAACAACCTTCATCTACCCTATTTAAAGTACCAACTACCATTGTAAATTCTGATTGTATCATATTATTACTACCAACGCCTGCTGTTAAGGCTCCATCTACAACATATGAACCTGTATCATTATATTGTGTTAATGGAACAGTACCTACAGTGTCTGGATCTGAAGGTATTCCGTTTGTTCTTACTTGAAATTCTATGTATCTTTCCATAACTTATAATTTTAATAATTCTACAGTTGTTAAACCGTTTATAGATGGATTTGAATCCTTTATCTTATTTATGTTATACCAACTATTCTTTATCCATATTCTAGCATTCATATTATCTTTAATGAATGATAAATCAACTTCATCTAATACCATGGTTGCAGTTAACATTCTACCAGTTGCTATGTAGTTAATATAATCTTCCCAATATGATGTATATAAATTATCAGTTGGTGGTGTTACATCTTCATAGAAATAAAAATCATTAGGGCCAAAGTTTATATCAAACGTTGGATTAAGTGGATTATCAAAGTGTCCTGCATAAGGCCATTGGTCATATAATGTACCTGTTAATGTTGGACTACCAGAAGTTCCTCCTTTTTCTAATAATTTCCATTGATATGTACCAACATTATCTATAAGTCCTCCCCAGTAAAGTACACTTGGTAATTTCTGTTCACTATTCATTTGATATATCCAAGGAATAATAACAGCATTACCATTAATTGCTAAACTTCTCAAAGGTGCTGGTGCAAATGGTGTTTTAATTACTGTAGTACCTTGACTAAATTCATTAGTAAATTCAATCTTCTTTTGACCGTAAATATCACCTTGAGTAGAACCACTGTATGCTTTAGCTAATGGACTACCGGTATCGTTAGTATAAGTAAATATTAGATTCTTAGATTGTAAATCTGGTAACAATGTTATATTAGTTGGTTTAGAATAATCTACTTTATCTGACCAATCTAGTTCTACTCCAGTATCATAAAATTGTTCTCTAGTTTTAAGTATAATCTTTCTATTATCTGTAGGATCTGTAGTAATGTATAAGTTATATCTCTTTATAATATCTAATAATAAATCACTCTTCTTAAAGTTCCTTGGTATTGATATAGTTGGGTCAATTATATATCCTTGTGGTATAACATCTTGTGCAGTCAAACTAAATCGAGTTGCTGATGTGAATCCATATGTATATCTTTGATATGCTAATGTAGGAATATATTCTGTAATGTTAAAGAATCCTCCACCAATAACATTTTCAGTTTGAGTATAATAAGAAGGCATTCCATACCAATCACTAGAATCAGGTAACAAAGCAAACTTCAGTTCAACAACATCACCTGTTCTTAATTGTTGACCTCTCAACAATGGTTGGTTAAAAAATAATGTAGCAGATGATTCCCAATTATTACTACTATCATAAACAGTACCGTTAGTATTGTTTACATACATTCCACTACTCTTAACAGTAAATGATCCTCTTGCTGCACTATTAACTGTTACTGAACAATATAAAGATGCTTCAGGTCTTGTTATAGTAGTTGTTTGATCTTTATGATTTTGTACACCCTTTACAATACCTTCACGGCCTAAGAATACTTCGTCTGCACCGCTATAGGCACTACCGTTAGCCTTATATACTTTATGAGTAATATCAAATCTACCACTAAATTGTAAATCATATGTACCATTATCTAGTATAGTTAGTTTTTGTGTAGAACTAGCCCATTGATTATTAGGGTCACTTACCTCATTACTAAATCTAGAAGCAAATGCTAAGTTTTGTGTATAGTTAGTTACTCTAGGTAACCATACTGGATATGATAAAGGTGTGTCTACTGTAACTGTCTTATCAGGTAAGTCTGCTACTTGGACTTCATCATCATCTAAACTAAGAAATGGTATAATTTCTTTCTCATATCTTGTATTAGTATCCCAGAAGTCTCCTCCTACTTGATAACCTATACCATTAAGCATTGTTTCCATTAATTTCTTATGGTATATTGCTGGTCTAAAATTATCAACCTGGTATGTACCACTTGATGGAGGAGATTTTAATAATGGATATTGATAACAATCTTCCCAAGTATTATTAGCCCAAGCATCTTCCATAGTGGCTCTAGTTAATGTATGACTAAAAGCACTTAAATCTATGTCATCAGCTGGGTCTTCATTGTTAATTAATAACTTACCTTTTAATTCTTCAAATAATAATACTGAAGAATCATAAAATACACAATCATATATAAATTGGTCTCCTTCAATATCTGAATGATGTATCTTGTTAATTTTTGTTAATTTAAAAAAACCATCTAACACAGTAAAACCATTTATTACTATTTTAGCATTAGTTCTAATACTTGGATTAAATACGGAAAAATCCACATTAATATCATATATATTACCTAATACAGTATTATTATTCTTTGATGATGGTAACTTAACAGTCTTTGTAAAAGTACCATTACTAGTTAAGATATTAGCAATGTCATCTACTTGATATGTTATTGGAATTACAATATCATCTGCAACATCTAATCTTAGACCATTTTCTAATATAATTTCTATCTTCTTCATTAATTCTGTTGTGGGTTTTTAAAACTATAAGTAAAATCAATCTTATGATTATACAATTTCTCATTAGTTTTGTTATATACTTGATATGAATTAGTAGTTATATTGATAGCAAATAAATTACCATCCCCATCATAATGATAAACCTCCGGAGAAGCAATCATCTCATCGATTAAGGCACTCATTTCTTCATTTAACCAATTACTATTAAGTGATATAATTTCATCCACATCGGTGTTTAAACGAGTTTGACCTCTATCACTTGTAGCATACGAAAATCTATCTCCTTGAAAACTTCCAACATTTTGTCTAAAGCTGGTCTTCTTTACTCTTACAGATTTAGTACTAACTAAATCAAAAGATACCGGAATGAATGATCCTAATCTATCAAGAAATATTAAGTTGTATTTCTGATATTTACTACAATTAGTATTGACATCAAATCTATATAATGGTGATGTAATACCCGCATACGCAGATGCTAAATCTCCTGTTACCGTTGGGTCTGAAGTTAATGTACCTGCAATTTTCTCCATACTACAAATGTAACCACCAGTTTGAGGATAATAACTAACATCAGTAATATTATATGATGCATTCCAATCAGCTGGTGTATATCCTGTTAATGTTACTACATCTCCTACCTTTAAAGTTGATGTGTCATTTATTGTGAATGATGCAGTAGTTGCTGATGTTCTCAATACATTATAGAATAAACCATCTCTTGCTGGGTCAGTACCTGCATCAACAACAACTTGTACAGTATAATAAGTGGTATCTGCATCTATTTGATTACCACTTAAATCAGTTGCAGTATTAATATTTTCTGGTCCTAATCCTAATTGTAATTCAGACTGTGACATTTCCGTGTTATCTAAATCTTCTGACCAATCTAAACCTGCACTATCATATGCTCTGATTTCTATTCTAGCATCTAGAGTAGTAAATAATTCAGTTACAGCAGGTAATGTTAAATACATACGAGTTGCTAAATCAATATTAAACCCAGTAGATGGTAATGAAGTTAATAACTGCATAGACCCATCTGAATCTGTACTGTAATCTGACCATTTATAATCTTGTTGTTCTACCCAGCCAATAGCACCATTCCATACTCCTTTACTACTTGCAGAATATCCAGCAAATTCGGTTAATACACTTGCTACTTCATATTGTTCATCTATATCAAATGTATAAGAACCATAAATATTTGATGGCACTATTCCTACTGTTGTACTTCCTATAGGTAAGTCATATGAAACTATTGCCTCAAGATGCTTATGGATGTCTATTATCAAACGACCATCTGGATCTGGTGCAACTACTAATCTACTCACTGTACCTCCATTAGGTGTTACGTATACAACATAACTAAATCTAGTCTCTGCTGTTTTATCTGATTCTGCTACCAACATAATTTGATTGTAAACAGGTTGATATAATTGTGGTTGTTGTAATACTGTTATTGCCATAATATTAAATATATAGTATATGATATGTTTTTATTAAAATTAAAATTTAAAATCCGAAACTTTCTTCCATTGCATTAGCAATTAACTCTTCAATGTCTGAAAGAATTGATTTAAAAGTGCTTGTTTCGAGCGCATCAGATACTATATCGTAATCTCCATCTACATATTTAAAGTAATCAGTTGAAGTGACCTCCATATCTAATTCTCCGTTTTCTAAAGAGATAACTGTTTCTACAGAATTCAACATAAGACCAGTGTCTATTAAATCTTTACGTCTAATTTCATCCTGTACAAGATCAGTAATACGATTTTCTATACGAGTAATATCTGAACTATTGAATTTTAAGGCCATTTTATTGTATTTTATTTATAATCTTCAAATTTAGAATATCCTGTATTTAACAAATCCTTAAAAACTACTCTGTCAAATTCTGTTATGTCAGACCATCCAGTATCTTGTATGAATAATTGTGGATAAACCTTAACTGAATTGAAATTATTGTTCTCTTGTATTACTTGGGATAGGTATTTATCTACTTCCATCCATCCAGATTCTGAACGTTTAGTGAAATGGTTATAATACTCATTCATTAATACCCTACTCAAACCATATGCGTGACCTCCCCATGAGTTTCTAGCTTGAAATATATGTTTATTTTCCTCATAGAATGTTTCGTGTGTTAGAGGACTATCTATTGTTTGATGTCCAAGGTATAATAAGTCCCAATCAGTATCTCCTAATTGATTAGTTATGATTTCAAATTGATTATTAAAGTCTTTATGCAATAACACATCATCCTCAAGGATTAATATTCTATCATATTTGTTATATAAGGCATGTTTTATACATCTAAGATGTGACATTAAACAACCCATACCACTTTCATTATATGCAAAGTTATGTCTAGTTGGCATTAAACTTAATATTTCACCAACATAAGCATCAATAACCTCATAGTTAGTAATATTATTGTCTGCTAATCTAGTTTTCATAGCATCCAACCTATCCTCTCTATAGAATAAATTAATCACATATATTTTATCGAAGTATTTATTTATCATCATTATAAACTTTCTTCTCAATCTTCACTTCCATTTCCTTACTCTTAGCGATTCTTTCTTCTCTCGTAAAGGGTTTATCTCCCTTAAG